TAAACATCTACTTGAGTGTCACCGTCAGATGAAATACCATTGAAGCTGTAGTAAAGTGGACTACCACTTGTAGGACTACTATTCAAGAACCAGTTGTTAAACGTATGTGCATCACGATACTGCATGAACATATTAGATGTATCGTTAACAACATCAAGTACAGTTAGTTTGTTTGCTGTTCCGTTTAGTTCGTAGTTAAAAGTACCATCTACTGTTGTAGCTGTTAGTGTAGTTCTTAACCCTGACCAGTTCCAAGCGTTCTCTACAACATTCTTAGCGTCATTAACAAGAATGCCAATAAGAGTAGAGTATTCAGTTTGGTTAACTGTTTCTACTGTTCGTTCACGTAAACGCTTTAATACGTTATTTACTAGGTCTAAGTAAGTCATAAGTTATTGCCTATAAAGTTCTATTTATTATAGCATATTTTTTGTTATTTGTCAAGTGTTAATTTTTACGCTTGAATGATTCAATTGCACCGCCACCAAAATAGAAACCAATGATAGCAATCATAATCTCACCTAGCCACATATCAGATGCAAAGTCTCTAGCTTGTTGTACGTTGTTCATGTCTATCCAGCCGTACAAAGCACCTACAACACCGTTAATCATAATGAACAGGAACACTGTGGTAAACATAAGGGCTAACCAGCGTTGTGCTAGTTTGAAAGGTGCATAGGCATTTAACAGAGCTACTTTAGCTTGTGACTTAGCTACAATCTCTTCTTCAGTAGAAGTGTGCATATCGTCAATAAGCTGTAAGCCTTTCTCTACTACCCCTGTGCTACCTAGTATTTTGCCAATGATACCAAACATTACCACTTAACCTTATCAGCCCACCACCCAGCAGACATTTTGCCTTTGCTAATGTTCTTAGCGTGACGCGCCTTGAAAGACTTTTTACGTGCTTTCTCAGCAGCAGTCTTAGGAGACTTACCAGCACCTTTTACACCTTGTTGACCAAAGCGAATAGTCTTTACTTTGTCGCCTTCTTTAGCTACAACAACGTGTGACTTAGTAGGATGGCTTGGTGTACGCTTGGGTTTATTTACACCACTAACTCCTGCGTTTTTTACTGCTCTTTTTACTTTATCATTTTGACTCATTGTAATAACTCTTTAATGATTTTGATATTTTATTAGCTGTTTCTTTATCTCTAGTTTTTCCTAGCCAGTAATTAGTTGGTTTTCTTTTCTTTGCTTCTGATAATTTTCTTTTATGTTCTTCTGAAAAAGTCCTGCCACGCATTTTAGCTTTAGTTTCTAAAGTATGTTTGTAGCCTTCTGAACCCTCTCCACCAATAGTGTAGTTAGTTAGTTTGTCTGTTTCTTTTAATTTAGAAATAAGCAGCTTTTCAAATTCACAAGCCTCTTTATTGGTTAAATTGCTAGCAACAACGCAGACTGTAAAGCCGTGCTTTGAAACTACATTATTCCAATGTTTATTTCTACTATGTTTACTGTTTTCACGATAACGTCTGCCTTTACCTACATAAAATATTTTACCATCAGTGGCTCTTTGATGAACATATACTTTATAGTCTGCATAAAAAGCGCCTGCCATAGTCTACTCCTAATGGCGATGTAGATGGTCTTTATCTACTTTATGTTCTAGCTTATCAGCAATACGAACCAGCATTGCCTTAATCTCTGCAACGTCTGCGTGGTAGTCATCACGACGAACATAGGTATCTGGTAAGTTACGTTCTAGTTCTTTTAAGTCATCACGTAAAGCGTTTACAGCATCCCATACAGCTCGTAAGAACCATCCTATGAAGATGAATGCTAAGCCTAGTGCAGCGTTAAATAGTTCTTGGAAGTCCATGCTAATCCTTTATGGTAACAGTGCTTTTAACTCTTCAGGTGTTGTAGCATTATCCATTGCAGTTTGCAGTAGGGCATCTTCATCACGGATAGCTTGACGAGCAGTCTCAGCAGCTTCTGCCTCAGATGGGATAGTTGCTTTAATGTCTAGTGGTGCAAACTTCTCAGCTCGTGCAGCACGACGTTGTTCATGTGCAATTTCTTTTGCTTTATTCATGTTGATGTTAATCATTGTTGTTCCTTGTTATCTAAAGATTGCTACGTATACTTTTGTTGCGTCATTAAGCGCCGCGTTTGAAGAGTTGCTTGATGCAATCCTACAACTACTAGCTAAGGGCGTTGAATCTGCTTTTGGTTGTGAGTTCTGTTGCCCAGTAAAACCACCACCATCAAACGAAGCATTTGTGCAAATTGAATAATTAGCATCTGATATAGCAGTGGTAAAGTTAGCGGTATAATCACCTACACCATTATCAGTAATACTACTCACATTATAAGCAGCCCTTATAGCAACTGTACCAGTACCGTTAAAGTTCACCCAAGCCTTTAACGCAGACCCAGCCTCGCTGTCAAAGTTATCACTACCTCTGATTACACTAGCCATAATGCTTACTCAAATGTGTTAGCTACAGCACCAACGCCATCAGTTAGTGTAGCTTCATCAACTTCCCAAGCATTACGGAATGTACGGTCAGAAGGCACATCAGCAGCGTCTACGATTTTATATGGCAAACCTGCTGGTACGTCTTTCTTAGCAATTGCTTCGATACCGTATTTGTTTAGTGCTTCATCAGAAGGTACGATTACGGCTACACCACCGTCTGTTGTTTTGTAAATAATTCTGTTCATTGTTGTTTCCTAATTAGTTTCCGAAGATTGCCAAGCTAATATCTGAAGAGTCAACAGGGGTCTCTCCAGAGAAAATAGCAACTGAAGTTGTTGTATAGCTATAACAGCCACCATCTCGATTTGCATTTACCGTTACTGCTGAATAGTTAGAGTCGGACAACGCATTAGTAAAATTAGCGCCATATCTACCAGTGCCACTATCAGTAATACTAGATACATTATAAGCAGCTCTTATAGCAACCGTACCCGTACCATTAAAGTTTACCCACGCTCTAGCACTACCCTTGACTACATCGGTGACACTTGAGCTGTTACTGCTACCGTCTTGTAGCGTATCTATTGTTAAAGTTCCTGCCATGATGTGTTCTACCTAAAAATTGTGAGGCTGAGCCATTCTGGGTCTGCTGAAGAGCTTAATGCTGGACTGTAACACGACAAGTAGCAACTAGATGCTGAAGCCTGTCTACCGGTAATAATAAAGTCTCTTGATGTATTAGGGGTGTCGTCACCAACTTGCCCAACAACAGAACCATTAATATCTAGCAAAGCATTTGTAAAGTTAACTGTGTAATACCCAACACCATTATCAGTAATACTAGAGACATTACCACTAGCTCTAATTGCTACAGTGCCTGTGCCGTTAAAGTTTACCCAAGCTCTACATTTGTAGTTCTCAGTGCCGTCAGTGTTTTGCCAAGTGTCAAATTTAACTGTACTCATACAATCACCCATGTACTACCAGTAGGTATCGTCACCGTTACCCCTGTATCAATTGTTATATCGCCTGCGGACATTGCATTATTTCCTGTTGTAATGGTATAGCTTGTACTAATAACATTACTATGTTCATACAACCCTTTAGTTGTGCTATTAGCATCTGTATCTAAAGTTGCCCAAGAAGCGTTTGTTCCATCAGTTGTAAGATATTTACCATTATTGCCTGTTTGACTAGGAAGAGCATCAACAGTGCCCCAAGAAACAGAGCTTCCATCTGTAGTAAGAAACTTACCAGCATTGCCGGTCTGGTTTGCTACGTATGTAGCTGCCTCCGTTGCGGAGTTTGCAGCATTAGTCGCTGAAGTAGCTGCGTTACTCTCTGATGTAGCAGCGTTAGTCGCAGATGTTGCAGCATTTGTAGCAGATGTGCTAGCTGCACTCGCAGAAGCCGCTGCATTGCTTTCTGACGTACTTGCTGCTGTAGCTGATGCACTAGCTGCAGTAGCCGATAAAGCAGCGTTAGACGCGCTTGTAGAAGCTGATGAAGCACTTGCTGCTGCATTAGTCTCAGAGGTTGCTGCATTAGTAGCTGATGTACTTGCACTACTTGCTGAAGCTGCTGCATTAGTTTCTGAGGTGGCTGCGTTACTAGCTGAGGTAGCCGCTGCACTTGCTGAACTAGCAGCATTAGTCTCGGACGTTGCCGCATTAGTTTCAGACGTGGCTGCGTTAGATTCAGAAGTAGCTGCCGCAGATGCACTAGATGCTGCGTTGGTTGCTGCTGTAGATGCAATAGTTTCTGGAGCTACCCATGCAGTGCCTGAGTAAAACTTAAGTACACTGTCAGTGGTGTTCCAGTAGATGTCACCAGTTGTTAAAGGATTACCACTATTATCTAATGTAGGGTCTGTAGCAAAGCTACCTAGATACTGGTCACCAAACTGAGTGAATAAAGTTTCTGTTGCTGACTGAGCAGACTCAGCCGCTGTTTGTGCAGTCTCTGCCGCAGTCTGAGCTGTCTGTGCTGCTGTAGCAGATGTAGCTGCATTTGTCTCTGATGTCGCTGCATTAGTTGCAGAGGTTGCTGCTGCTGTTGCACTGTTTGCAGCGTTTGTTGAAGAAGTAGATGCGTTAGCTTCGGCAGTCTCTGCTGCTGCTTGTGCTGCTTCTGCTAATGATTGTGCAGTTTCTGCAAGAGCTTGTGCTGCTTGAGAAGCTGTTAAGTATGCTTGGTATGTTGCATCGTATGATGCTGCCTTAGCTGCGTGATGTAATGCGGAATATTCGTCAACGCCATTACCACCAGCTGCTGTACTAACTAAAGAATCTTCGGCTTTGTTAGCCCACTCTTCAGCGTACTGTCTTGCAAATTCTGCTGCGTTAGCAAAGATTTGTACTTCATTGATGGAAACATCGTTATTAGCGTCTCCTGCTCCACCGTTACCACGGTATATAGCTTGCTTTATTGGTTTATTAAATTGAAACATATAATATTACACTTATACTGTGGAAAAAACTTTAAAAAGAAGGGAGAGCCTGTTAAGACTCCCCCAACCTTTACAACCTAGCTAGGAGACACTAGGCTGGAACTGCCAGTACCAGACCTGATTCAGGACGCAATACTTGAGTACCGTACAGAGTATCAGCAGTGAACAAGTCACCCAGATATTCTTGTTTGTACTGAGTTTGTGAGCGTACGCCCATTTGCTCAGCCAGTACCATTGCATCTTTGTGAACCAGCATAGCA